TATGCGCTGCGAGACGACCTGGATCGCAAGAGAGAGGACTGCGACCGTGGTTGCGTGCGCAGTGGCCTGCGGGTCATTGGGTGACATGATCGGTGGCTCCTGGTGTTGACGGTACGTTGAACTTGCCGCCCTTTCCTTCATCACTATGCTTATATTTCAGGCTCAGGGCTCGAATGAGACGATCCGTGATCGCAAGACGATCCTTCGGGTTCTTGGCTTCAGCAAGCCAGTCATTCAGCGTGCTGATCGTCTTGTCGAGGTCTTCGGTCTTGCTCACTGGTTCGTCTCGTAGTCGATTACCGCGCCCGTCGCTGCGGCTTTACCCATCTTACTCGCAGCGGAGTTCGTGCCGCGACGCATGCCGCGGATCATTGCTTTCTGAACTGGTGCGGTTCGCAGAGCGTAGCGCGTGAGAGGCCGTGCGAGCACCATCCCCGTGAGGCCAGTACTGCCTTCGATCAGGCCGGTACCGCCAAGCAGGTAGTCAACCACGCTCCAATCGCCTTGTTTGCCCTGTGCAGCGATGTGCTGTACGTCCTTCGGGAAATTCTTGGCCGTCTCACCGATCGTGCGCAGGTTCCCGTCCAGGGGCACGCCACGATCAAGCATGCTGGCGAAGTCCTTGGCTCTTATGTGCCCGCCAGCGCCCACTGAATCCTCTACCACCGTGATACGCGCGAGTGCCTTGCGCGCGGCCTGCAGCCGATCCATCAGTTGAGGGTTCCCGGCCTTCTTCGCGGCCCTGTCGAGGAGCCCATCAAGCGCGTCTGCAATCTGCCGCTGCGTGTATCCGACAGCGTTGGCCGATGGGTTGTACTGCTTCAGGTTCTGCCGCGCGAGATTGCGGAGTTCGCGAATCTCATCGATCATATCGCCAGCGCTGTGCATCGGAACCTGATAGGCCGCCTTCTCCTTATCGACCTCCTCGAATCGTGAGCCGCCGTAGCTCCCGGCACGGTTCGCGAAGCGCCCGCCGGCCGCCTTCAACGCAGTTTCGTACTCGGGGTCTGATGGGATCTGCCCTAACGTGCGCGCCTCCTCGTACGGCTGGTACGCCTCTTTGCGCAGCATCTCGAACGTGTGCTCATCGAGTTCGTTGTCGGGCATGAGGCCTATGGAGGATTTGGCGAGCCGGTCGGTGGTCTCTTCGTTAGCTGCAGAGAACTCCTTGTGGACCTTCTCCTTGCCAGTGAGACTCTGAAGATCGCGCGTGGTGCGCCCGCCGACGTAGGCCGGTGAGAGCTTGTATCCTGAGTTGACAGCCTTTTCGGCCGTGCGCGAGGTGATGCGGCTGTAGGCGTACTTCGCCGCATCCTCGGCTAACTGGGTGCTGCGCAGTAAAGCGCGCTTACCAACACCAGCGAGGCCGCCCGACACGAGAGCCGTGCTGACTTCTTCGGCGGCACGACCAATCCCCTTGGGCTGCGTCGTGTACTTATCGATGATGCTGTCCCATTCCTTCGGGTGATTCTCAAGCGGCGGACCCATGAACCCGGGCTTTGCGCCCATGGCCTGCCCTGCCGACTCGATCGCATCTCCTAAGTGGTTAGTGATGTCGACCACGAGATCCGGAATGAACGTGACCGCCCCGACTGCTCCCTTCGCAAGCGGGCGCACGGCGGCGCTCGCCCATGGTCCTAAAGCGTTCGGAGACTGACCGGGCTGTGCAGTCTGCTGCGCCGGAGATCCTGGCAGGTCAGATGGCGGCACGGCGCCGCTTGCGGGGCCGGCTGTCGGCAGGTCTGATGCTGGGACCGGCTCACCCACCGGCGTACTCCCACTGGCCGTTCTTGAACACGATGGGGCGGCCTGATTTGGAGGTTGCCTTATCGCCTTCCTTCGGGCCTGTGTCCTCTCCTCGTGGCGGCGCGCCGCCGCGCGTGCCTGATGTCGCAAGGAACTGCTCTAGCTGAGCCTTGGTTTCCTCGAATGCCGCGATGCGGTTTCGCATCGACTGCTTCTCCTGCGCAACGACGCCTTCGAGTTGCTCTTTGGTCATCATGGCATTCATGATCGTCTGCGCTTCTTTGCGCGCGGCATCTGAGGATGCGGCCGCACTCCCGGTGCCGCCAGACATGACCTTCGCGTACTCGGTGGAGGCAGTCATCACAGCATTCAGGAGCCGCGTCGCCTCCGGGTCCCCTTGGATCTTTGTCTCGCCGGCGAGGATTGCCTTGTTGATGAGCGGGATCGATGAGCGATCAACCTTCGCAGACTGCGCAAGCACCATGTCCATCTGCTTTATCGCAGTGGATTCGTACGCCTGAATCGGGCCCTGCTGCACGGTGATTTTCTTGAGCTCATCCTGCGTCGCGCGGTAGATAGACTGCTGGGCTATCGCCTCCTGCGGACCGCCTACTTGAGCGGCCATCTCTCCGGCACGATTCAGAACCTGCACGCGCGCCTGTGCGCCACCGAAGCCCAGCGATGGCATCTTCCCGGTCTTCAAGAGTTCTGTGGCGGCGAGATCAATGGCATTGGAAGTGAGCTTCTCGTTGTCCTGCTTGGCTTTGTCCAACGCAATCTTGTCGAATACTGACTGCACTTTCTCTGCATTCGTGATTGCGGATGCGCGTGCCCGGAAGATATCGATCGAGTCGGTGATCGCGTACTGTTTCTGCTCGATCGAATCCTTGGTCATCGCAAGCGCGAAATCGCGCGCCTTCTGGGCTGCGTCCGCGCGTCCCGAGTATGCGGTCAGCATCAGGTTGTACATTTCCATCTGATGCTGGTGGCGCTCTTTCAGGTTCGAGAGTTCTTCTTTCCACTTCGCGAGCGACTCGTTGTACTTATCCTCGGCTCCCTCATTCAAGCCGGTCATCATGCCATTCAGCGCTCCCATCATCGCTGTGCCTGACAGGCCCGCTGCCTTGCCTCCCAAGGCCGCGAGGATTCCGATCACGGAAGCTGCGTGCATTGCGGCCCCGTAAGCCACCTGCTTAGCCGGATACTGCTTCATCAACTGATCCAGCTGCTGTTGCTCTTGAGGGATCGACTGTGCAGCAGTGTCGGCGACCTGCGACTTGCCCAAGTCGGCTTGCTCGAGAGCCTTCTCCGCGTCAGTCGCCTGCTGCTCCTCGCTCGCGATCTTAGCGTCAAGCCCCGAGGTGTCCGGCGCCTTGTATTGCGGCATAGGTTGCAGTGACTGCAACTTAGAGAGGATGTCTGAGTCAGAGACGCTCATGGGTGCGGGAGATTCTGCGCGTAAGTCGGGTTCTGAGCGAGCCACGCCTGGCCGAATTGCTGGGCATCGGTGCTCTGCTGAATGAACTCGTCGTACGTCGGGATCGGAGTCGAGCTCGCCGGCCCGTTAGGCGACAGAGAGAACCCCGCGGGCGCTGTCGGCAAAGAGTTGATGTAGTCGTAGACCTTCTGCATGGCTTCCTGATCCGGCCACTTGGTCTCAGAGCCTGCGCTTGATGCGGCCTTGGCCCCGCCAGATGCATCGATCGAGGCATCGTAGAACATCTGGGAGATCGTCTGATACTGCTCCTGCGTGGCCTGCACCGTGCCGTTCGCTGATGGCAGATACCACGTGCCGCCCTCGTTTCCGTACTCACCCGAGAAGTTCGCCGGCAGGTTCGCGTACTGCTGCCCGGTCGGCGCCATGCGCGCGTAGAGCGGGTCGGACTGCGACAGGCCCTGGTACTGAGCAGCGTAGGCCATCATGTCCTCTGTCGAGGACGGAGTGAACAGAGTAGATGCGTACGTAGCCGCTCCCTCGTTATACGCCGCAGTGCCCTTCTGGAACTGCTCCGAGGCTGATGGGCCTTGCCCCATCTCGTAGGCGAGTAACGCGGCCTCGCCGATCCCGATTGCGGGGCCCGCGATCGCGCCGAATCCTGCTCCTGTGCTTGCCCCAGTGTCAGCCGCGGCAGCAGTGCTACCGGCAGCAGTAGTTCCTGCGCCGGCCGTAGCTGACGATGCCTCGTACGCCGCCACTGAGGAGTCGATCGCTTCATTCGCACTCGCACTGAGCCCGGCGTCGGCGGCGGCTGCCCCGCCAGCGGCGTCAGGGCCGAAGTTGATATCTGGCATGGTGATATCGCCAAGTGAGGCGGAACTCGAGCCCAGATCGCCAAGACCGCTGATATTGGTGAGCGGAATGCTGCCCGCAGCGGCCCCAGCCGTTGAGCCAGAAGTCCCGGTCAGGTACTTGCCGATCGTGCCGATGACGGAGTTCAGCGCCGAGCCTACGGCACTGCTGCCGCCTGCACTGCCGCCACTCGCGCCGGAGAACCCGCGCGCGATCTGCCCGAAGAGCTGCTGCAGGCCGTTCGCGATCTGGGTGTTCTGCTGGATCGTGAGCTGTACCGCATCCTCGATCGGCCCCATGCCGGCGCCGAAGGTCGAGATCGACTGATTCAAGAGATTCGAGTACGTCGACTGAACCTGCGTCAGCGCCTGGCCCGCAAGCGTCGTGTTCTGCTCGATCAGGCTCTGCGTCAACTGCGCGGCGTTGTTCTGGATCTGCTGATCGTACATCGCGATGACGGATGAATCGGTGATGCCCTGATTCGCGAGTTGCTGGCGGATCTGCTGCTGCTGGCTCTGCACGTACTGCTGAACCTGCTGGTTCTGGGCATCGGTGAGCTTGCCGGTTGAGTACTGGGTCGCGATATTGCCCAGATTCTGTGCCGCCTGCTCCTGCTGCCCGATCGATCCGGAAGTCACCGGAGTCCCGGTGAGGCCCTGCATAGTCTGCTGCAGTTCCGTGACGCCCGCCGAGACGAAATTCTGAGACGGCCCGGTGAGCTGAGAGGTGAGCTGTCCAGTCGTCTTCTGCGCCTGGGAGGCTTCGTACTCGCCAAGGCCGATGAGCGCGGCCGAGGAGACTGTGGGCGATGACAGGAATGATCCGATGTCAGAGAGGATCGAGTTGAAGTCGAGCCCTCCAGTTGAACTCGCCGCGGCGGCACCAGTCGTTTCCGGCACGCCAGTAGCAGGCATCCCCTGGGTGGCAGTCGCCATCCCCGTGTCGGCCCCGCTCACATCAGATGGCAGTCCTGCGGTCGTCGTCGGAGTGGGGACTGATGCCGCAGATGGCGTCGGTATCTGGTACGTGCCGACGCCATAGGGATTGTTCTGGACGCTGCCAGTGAAATCCGCCGAGCCTGAAGCGTTAATGTCTGATGGCGAGCTCATGACATCTGCGTCACGGTGAGGTACGAGCCGATCTTAAGGTTCGTATTGTTCGCGCTCGAATTGAATTGCGCCCACTGCAGCTTGAAGACCCCGGGCGCGCTCACGACGATGGTGCCGAACATATACGCATAGTCTGTGTTGCCCAAGGCGCCTGAGTCCAGCAGGACGTTCGCCCCGTTCGTTACGGTGAACTGCCCCCATGATGTTGCAAATGGATCAGCGACGCCGTTTACCGACACAGACCCCGTGTAGATCGCGGTCGTCACCGTGCCGGTGAATGCAGGGATCCACTTGATCCCCTGATTGGTCGTAGTGGTGCCTGTCATGAACATCATCAGATTGAACTGATAGGTGCCGACTCCGAGCGTTCCGGTCTGAAGGTCCGGGTCATCCGTAAGCACGACGGTCGTGTTTCTGCTGGTGGTCGCAGCCTTATATTTGCACTGCGCAATACCTCGCCCCGTGAAATCTCCTGTCGCACTCACGGCCAGTGGGATTCCGTTCACGAGCTCGAAGTTCGTGCCGTCGTAGACGAAGGCGTACACCGCGCCTATCAAGAATTGCCCGATGACTGGATTTAACCCCCCAGGTAGCTTCACGAGCTGATTCCCGAGCCCGTTCAGATTGATGTTGACGGTCGCGGAGGTCGTCGTGTTCGCGATCTTGATGTGGAGCAGTAGGCCGAAATTGTACGCGGCCGTGAGACTTCCGGCCGTCGTCACCGTGATCGTGTTCGCAACGCCAGAGGTGTCCTGCAGAGGATTCGAGTACGTCCCGAGATCGTTGATCGCGTTCTGAAGCGCTGCGATGTCGGAATCCAACTGCTGAAGCTGCCACGGCGGGGCGAGCCCGGCAAACGTCGTGAGCCCTGTGACTGGTTTGCTCACTGCCAGCGATCCTCGAGCTTGTAGTCCATCGCGAGCAAGTGTAACTCGTACGCATACCCAGTGGATGTGAGCCTCAAGCCAACGTGCCGATCATGCGCAGGCGGTGCGAGGCCGCTTAAGAGGTAGAGTCCTGGCGCGACCCATCCGCCCTGTGTGGTTGCATTGTTCTGCCATTGTCCTTGCACTCCAGATCCGTTGATCCACTGACCCGCGGTGATCGAAGTCTGCACGTTGGAGTTGTTGCTGCTCGAGAACGTATCGACGTACAGGTTCAACTGTGATCCGTACAGCAGGAAGTCAACTTCCGCTCCGACCTGGATCACCTGCTTACGCGCGAGCTCATCCTCCATCGCGTAGAGCTTCGTCCACACCTGAGTTGCCGGCGCAGTCGTGGCGTCGGCGAATAGCTGGTAGAGCTGGTTGCCGATGAATCCGAACAGCGCTGGGATGTTACTCTTGACTCCGCTTACGATGAGCGTGAGCGCGCCGTAGTTGGCGAACCACCAAATGTCCGTAGAGTCGACGGTGCCAGTCGCGGGGTTCGTCTCATCGCGATTGAACCACAGAGCCACAATCTGATTCGATCCGAAGATCGGATCGTTCGCTCGCTTCACGAGGAACGCCCCGCACAGGATATTCGCGACCACCACCTGCCCCGCGGAGATCGTCTGGGTGAAGTCAAGCCACTGCCACGTGCCATCGATGTCGCTGGATATCTTCGGTGCATCGACGCCAAGCACTGTGTGAATGCCGTAGCGCGAGGCGAACATGATGTTCCGGTCGTACGGGATCACAGAGGCCGGCTGATCTGATCCGATGAGGGATTGCAGAGGCTGCATCGTGAACACGGGTGTCGGCGGGTTCGCCCCCGTTGGCACCTGGACGTTGTAGATCCCGATGATTCCAGTCACCGTGAAGACGTAGAGATATTCGTTCGCCGGGATCAGACGAACTATCGTCGACCGGACGGACGGATCAGTAAGGTTGGTAGCCGCAGCACCGTTCGCCGCTGTCCAGTTGGTTCCGGAGTAGTCGTCGACGCCGGAGCAATAGAGGACGCGACCTTGCGCGATCCAGACGCGCGACGAGTAGACAGCAATAGCGTTCCCCGAAGAAGGGACGCCGGAGCCTGTGATGAGGGCGAACGTCGTTCCGTCATAGTTATAGTATCCAGTTGAGTCGATGAAGAGGATCTGCGTGTTCTTCCACTGCGTGCACTGAGAGCCGGACCCTGAAAGCAGGTGCCCGACGTTGATCTGCGCAGAGGACACGGCGCCTATGTTGTACAGGAACACCTTGCCGTTGGTCGCGAAGTTGACGAGGTATTCCACGCCCAGCAGGTTCACGGGCTGCGACCAGTAGATCGTGTCCGCGCCGTAGTTCACGAGCGAGGCGGAAATGTTCGGCACGACGTGCGCGTTCTGCGGGCCGATCGGGATCACGTTCTCGAGGTTGTAGAAGTAATTCTCTGGGATCGCCGTGCGAGAGGCGCGCGTGTGGATGCCCTTGAAGTCGCGAAAGTACTTCGAGAGCAGTACACGCTCGTCCTTTTGCGAGGCAGAGTTCTTTTGCGGGATCTCTGCCACGACTACCTCGGCACCGTCGCGTACGGATTCGGCACGATGCGGAACATCCACGCCTTCATACAGCGGCGGCGGATCTCATCGTAGAGGTCGAGGAAGTACTTGGCCTCACCTTGCGCCTGGATTTTCAGTTTCGCCTTGTACGCAGCGTAGTACTGCACAGGCTCCTGAAACGGCACCGATATCGGCTCGGGGTCTGAGTCGGTGGCGAGCGGCTGCGGGTTCACCGCGATATCCCACTCGGTCGAGTACTGCTGGTTTGGCACCGGCGCCACGTAGATGTAGGAGTTCCCGCCGACGCGCGAGAACACCACCGGCCAGTCCTGGTAGTTCACCCAGCCGCGCAGGAACGCATCGATCTGGGTGTACGGCCAGTACTTGAGCTTGTACCGCTCGTTGTTCACGATCACCGTGATGCCCATGACATCGATCAGCGAGGTGTTGAACGGGGACGGCAGATACGTCTGGAGCTGATAGAGCTCCTGCCCCTGATTCACGGTCAGCCCAGGGTACTGCGAGGTCGTGATGATCTGCCGCAGGGCCTTCGTGTCCTGCGCGACGCGATTGCGCGCCTCGTTGATGTAGCCGGTCAGCTCAACCGTCGACCACAACTGCGCGAGTGGGTCATGCAGGAGATACTGAACCTGCTGGATGTAGGAGTTCAGCAACGCCGATCACTTCCCCGCACCCTTCTTCTGCAGCGCAGGCTCCACTCGCCGCGGCTGATGCAGATTCTCCTGCGGGTCTTCGGGGCCCAGGATCGTCTGACCCTGAGCCCCAGATCCCACCGGCGTTCCCGGAGCCACCCGCGGCGCAGGTTCTGGTTCGCTGCCATCGGGGAGTATCTCCACCGAGGGCATGCGGTATTCATCGATCTCGCCCCGTGCATCCCGCGCGCGAAGAACCCGCACGTTCGGGAACGGCGGGACAGCTTCGATCGAGACCTCCCGGAGCTTGCCGAGAGCGTACTTCTGATCGAAGTTGCGAGGCCCGCTCACCCACCCCAGGCGCAGCATCGCGCGCTCGCGAATCTCGCGGGCGTCCTTCTCGGAGTACTGAGCCTCCGGGTCGAGCCAGCCGAAGATGTGGGTCGCGACGATCTTGTGAACGTCCAGGAACTCCCCCGGGCGCCACTCGTAGTCCTTGCCGTCGTAGCGGCCCCAGATCGTGTCTTTCGAGTTGTTCGTGATGCGAACGAAGTCCTCGAGGTTGAGCAGCAGCGACTGCGCCATGTGCCCCTACCTTAGTTGATGACGGAGATACGCGAGGTCGCGGAAGATCCTGAGGCCCAGATCCCGACGTGCGGCGCGCAGGCCCAGCCTAAGCCGCTGGTCGAGACTGCGTTCGCGGTGCGGTAAGTCGGCGCCGTGGCGGGCGTGGTTCCGCCAGCAAGCGCCGCGGTCGACTGCGGATCCAGGATCACTGCGGTCTGCGTGGCATCGTACTGGATCAGGCAGTTCGCGCCGAAGTTAAACAGCAGCGCTGCCGCCTCGAGCTGCGGCGGCGGGAACGGCGTGACGACGGTCGAGATCGTCTGCGTGGGACCGCCAGCGAACCCAGAGCCGAACCCGGCGGTGAACGGCGGGTAGAACACCGGGATCACGGTCGTGGAGGTGACGGTTGCCGAGGCGATCGTGCAATAGAACGTGAACGTGGTCGTGGACGGGATCGAGAGGATCCGGAACACGTTGTTGATGAGCACGCCCGTGCCAGTGATCGCCGAGGTGGAGCCGCCGAAACTCACGAAGTAGTTTGGCGGCACGCCCGCGGACGGGTTCAGCGTGAGGCCGTGCGCCGCGTTCGTGGTGAAGGTGGCGATGTTGCCCGAAGCCGAGTAGGTCGCGCCGGCGCCGGCCGGGATCACGAACTGCGTGATGGTGAGCTCGGACTCAAGATCCAGGCCCGGGGTTGGGAGACGCATCAGAGACATATCGTTGTCCTCAGAGTGCCGTGCTGCACTGCGCTAGATCGTGTTGAAAGTGAACTGAGTGCCGCCCGATCCCACCGTTCCGACTCGAACCGCGGTGCGGGGCTTCGCGCACACGAGCTCGAACAGGGAGACGATGCCGCCGATGAAGCCGATCTGGTAGTTCGAGATCAGCGACTCGAACCCGGTGAACGAGAAGTTCGCCATCGAGTGGAAGTAGAGCTGCATGTAGTTCGAGTTCCACACGTACATGAGCCCTTCCGGGCAGTATGGGTCGCAGTAGATCGGAACTCCCGCCACATCGACCGCGCGGAAGAGGGACCGCGGCCGGTCGGCGTCCGAATCGAACCCGGTGCCGGGCAGGATCTGGTAGGACTCAAGGCCCGCGAACTCGCCGGTGATGAACTTCTCCCACGTGCCCATGCCCATGACGGCGCAGGTCGGCATCTCGGCGCCATACTTCTGCGCGCCCATCATGAATTGCAGTATCAGCGCGCGCGTCGGAGCGACGCCGCCCGCCGAGTACACCTTGGCCTGCCAGAATGTCGAGGCCGAGCGGTTGATGTTACCGTAGGTCGCCGCGTTCGTACCGTCATCGATCGCGCCGTTGAACCCGATCAACTGCTGCGTGTTCGTGACGTTGGTATAGAGCGCGTTCGAGATCACGTCCACGGTCGAGTTCGTCGCGTCGTTGAACACCGCCTCGATGCGCGGCACGACGGCGTGATCGGCCTGAATCGCCGCCTCGAACCCGTAGAACGGGATCGGGGTGATGAGCGACTTCAGGTTGAACTCCGCGGGCTGGATGCCCTGGATGTTCGCCGGCTGGCTGAAGGAGCCGTCGAATCCGGTCCACTGCGGAACCGTCATCGACTGGCCCTGCACCGGCACCGTCACCGATGAGATACCGCCGCTAGCCGTCTTCGCGTGCTGCATGAGCGCTGCGATCGTCGGCGATGCAGAGTAAATCTGCACGTAGACAGTCGGGAGGAAAGCGCGGCGGGTGATTGCCTGGTATTCGGCAAATTGCGCTGCGCCTGACGGCATTACGCCGCTTGAAAATGGCATGTTCTACTCCAGCAATGTTCTACGCTCGGCGCTCAGCGGCCGATTGCTGGTGGCTCAAATGGATGTTACTGCGAGCGCCCCGATCCGCGCATCTCTTTCAGAACCTTCAGGGCCTCCTGCTCGCGCCACTTCACCGGATCCGCCCACATCTCTTTCGTGTCGGGCATCTTCAGTGGCGTGAGGTCGGCGCTCGTGGGCTCGGCAAGCGCTGCGCGCTGCTGGAGCACTTCGATCGCCATGTCATAGTTCGCCTCCGTCGCGGCGAGCCCATGTTTTTCCATGAGCTCGATCACGGGCTTCAGTTCCAGCCCGGCAGCGGCGACCTTCGCGTGAAGTTTCTCCTGCTCGCGCTCGGCGCGCAGCTTCACGACCTCGGCATTCAGCGCCTTTACTTCCTCGGCGGTCTGCTCGCGCACCTTGGTGAGCGAGTCCTTGAGTTCCACTTCCGGGAATCGCAGCTTGTTGTCCGCCTTCATCAGAAGGCGCTGCGCGCTTTCGGCCGTCTCTGGATTCGTCAGCAGCGAGCGGGTGAGCTTGCCCAGATTCAGGGCTTGCTGCTGCTCGGGGGTCAGATCCTCAAGTGAGGCCATCTCACTTCACCGGGACGCGGCGCTGAGTAGCCTCGGGAGTCTTCAGGTCCATGCCTGACTGCTCGAACCCTCGCGCGCTCGATGAGTGAATGCCGCCGATCTCCATGTATCGGCGCGGGTTCGCGATGTTCCCGTGCTTCAGGTCGTTCGTGAGCGGGTCACGAATCTGAAGCGAATCCGCGGGCATGAAAAGGCGTGTCGGTGCTGGCATGGTGTCTTCCTCAAGCGGCCATCGGCTGCGCGCCGGGCTGTGGTTGCTGTTGCTGCTGCGGCGGTGCGCCCTTCGGAGGCTCGCCGGGACCTACGAGGGATGCGACCATGCGCTTCAATTCCGCCATCGAGAACTCCGCGGTCTCCTCCTCGTGCTCGCCGAACTGCTCGGTGAGCTTCGCGCGCGCGGCAAGCATGTTCTTGCCTTCGGCTGACTTCGTGCCGAACTTCGCGATCGCGCGGTCCAGGAGTTTCATCGCGTGGTAGGCGTCGAGTTTCGCGGATGCGAGATCGCCTTCGGGAACCTGCGGAGTGAGCATGCCCGTGCTCGCCGGTGAATTCCCGGTCGGCTCTGCTTTGGTGGGCATCGCAGCACTTTTGGGCATGTTGCGCGGAAACTATACGCGCTCTGCCGCATTGTCAAGAAGAGGGCCGCTCGAAGCGGCCCTCAGTGGGAGACTCATTCGGTGATTCAGCCGGCTTACTTGTGCCGACGACCGCGCTTGCCTCGTGCCATGATGCGTCCTCCTGTGTCGAGCTGTGGCTCTATCACCTCCGCGCGACGGCGTGAGCCGAGGCGCGATCAGGCGACCAGATGGACGCCTGTTTCAAATACTACGCCGCGGCCCCGCCGCCTGCAACACCGCCCGCCGGCGGACCCTTGCCGCCGTGCGAGCGCTTCGCCTGGATCGAGGCGATCTTCTCATCGTGCTGCTGTTTCGCCTCGGCGGCTTCCGCCGGCTCGATCTTCTCGCGCAGTGTTTTCTTCAACGCCGCGCGCATCGGAATGTCGATGAGATCAAGCAGCGCCTCGCGGTCGATCGCCTTGCGGTCAAGCAGTGCAAACACCTTCTGCTCGTGGTTCTCAACGAAGATCGGTGAGTTCGAGTGCCCGTCGACCTTCGCCTCGAAATCATCCGGGAACTGGTGCGCGAAGAACACTGCGCCTGATTCTGACTCCTCTCTCATCGGGCGCTTATCGTAGCGCTTCATCAGTTCCACCATCAGCACCGCGCAGTCATCAAGGGCATCCTCGATCACGAGCGCGCGGTCGCGGATTCGCGTCGACCCCAGATTCGAGAGCATCGAGGCGTGCCCCTCGGAGCGCACGCCGTGCGCGCTCTTGCCCTGGTTCACCGCGGTAAGCCCTGAGAGTTCATCGAACATCCCATCGATCGTCTCGATGTCATGCCACAGGTCTGCCGGAAGGTCCGCGACCACCTTCTTATAGTCTGCGGCCGGGGAATCGAGAGTCACGTTCCCGCCCGGGGTGTCAAGTGCGAGCGACATCTCATCGGGCATCGAGTTCACGCCCGTGAACACGTTGACCGGGTGCGCCTGCTTTCTCAGGATGTGCACGATATCGCCCATGCGCTCGTTGCGCAGATCCTGAAGCGGGACGAGCTTCTCCACTTCCGAGTGCCCCCAGAAGTAGTCGTACGTCGGGTTCATGCACACCTCGACGTAGGGCGTCCGGTGCGCCAGGAATATCTCCTCGAGCGGCCGGTCCCACACCGGAACGTTGGGCGCAACATAGGTCACGACGCGGTAATCTGCGATCTCGTCGTCGTACACGTAGAGCTCGTGTCCCTCGATCAGATCCTCGCGCGTGGTCGGGCGATACAGTGTTGACATGGGCAGGGCAAACATCGAGGCGTTCCCCGTCACCGCATCGCCTTGCACTGCGGTCACGATGAGCCGGTCGACAGGGGCAGCATCCTGCATCACATCATCGGAGCGCCCGCCTTGCACCTGATCGAGCAGTTTCTCGACGTTCTTGTGCCCGCCTGCGACCAGTTGGTTTCGCAGCTCGGTTTTCGAGATATGGAAGGTCTCGCAGAACGCCTCCTGGCGCTCAAGGCCGTCCTTGTCCTCTCTCAGCACGCCGAAATTGTGCGGCTCGACCACGAACGCCTGGATCTGCAGGCCCTCCTCCAACTCCTTCTTCTTATTGATGCGCTTGAAGAGCTTGGGTCTGAACTTCAGAAGCACCTTCCCGTACGGCGCCGACCAGCGCAGCGCCTGCTTGAACTGCTGATCGATCTGCGTGTCGTGCCATTCGTGGTGCAGGCGATCGACGAGCGGTGGGACCTTATCCTGCTCCTCTGCCGACACCGAGGCGCCCAGATTCACCGTGAAGCGCGTGGTCTCCGGTGAGAACATGAACGAGCACACCGTGTCGATGTGCGGGAACACCTTGTTATAGCGTGTCTGCTGATTGAGAGCCCGATCCTCGCACCCGAAGAGATAGTACGAGCGCATCTGGCGGTAGAATTCCTTGCGAAACTCGTTCGTCGCCGAGCAGCGGCTGATGAGATCCAGAAAGAACTGGTGGCGTAGCGCGGGATCCTTCGGGATCAGCATATCAAGCCTTCTTCTGAGGACCCACGAGCCGTGTCGCCGCGCGCAGGTGCCTGCTCGCGCCCTCGCGGATCGCTGAGATCGGAATACGGGTCTCGACCTCGCGGTTCCCGACTCGAGCGAGCGGGCCCTGCAGCCTCGCCGCGGCGGGGTTGTACACCGGCGCCTGCTCACCTCGTGCCGCCCAGCCTGGATTCGCATTCGGGAACATCCCGGCGTTCCAGTACGGGCGACCCTGATCTCCGATCACACGCGCGCCACCGGACTCCACGCGCGTGTTCGACATCACCGAGGTGCCTTCCTTGTCGTTTCGCATGTCCGTGAGATTGAAATCCGCTGCCAGTTGCTTGCGTACGCCATCGGTGAGCTTTGTCTTGTGCGAGCCGATCGACACCGGGGTACGAAACTCCTTGCGCACGAACTTCGGGCTGCAGCCGTACGGGCACTTAGGCTCCGGTCCCTCGAACTCGTGGTCGTGGAACGTGCAGCGCCACTCGTGGATCGCGGCCATCGATTACCTCCGGTTCGGCGGAATATACGCCCGAACCCCGGTATTTGGCATCTGAGGCTTCGGAATCACCCCGGCTGACATCAGATAATTGCGCACTCCGCGCCCCAGCACCGTCTGAGTCGGTGGCGCCTGCGCCTTTCTCTCCTCGGGCGGCACATACACCACGTTCTGATTGATGAGCCGCATGCGAAGCTGATCGTTCCACGCCTTCACCGCAAGGGCGGTTGCGATCACGCGGTCGTCCTTCGCATCCCCTTGCGATGCGATCGAGCCGCCGTCGCGGATGATCGTCTTCATCTCATCCAACAGAAACCTCGAGTGCGGCACGAAGATCCCGCGTTCAAAGTTATCCTTGAGCAGCCCCATGTAGGTCTCTTTGATCCTCTCCGTGGTGAGCGTGTGCTTGCCCATCGGCCGCCCCGTGATCGAGTCCTCGCGCGCGTAGAGGAACTCGCTCATGTTCTTCACCACATCCCTGATCGTCTTCGCCTGCCCCGGGATGATCGAGCGCCCACTCGCGCGCTTTAAGTTATCAATCTCCTGGATCACCGCGGTGCCAGAGCCGTTGATCTCGATGTTGTACAGGCACCGCTTGTAGTAGCCTGCGAGGTACACGATCAGCCACGCGAACGTGTACGGGGACAGGTCCACCGTGCAAAACTCTGCCACCTGCTCGAGCCTGTTCGCGTACGCGCGCAACACGACGGCGCAGAACCGATCGGCGGAATCCGAGCTCCCATACGCGGGATCCGCGCCCAGCACGTAGTAGCCGCCCGGCTCGTACTCCTCCCACACCCGAAGGGTGGCCACCCGATCGTTCACATCGATCAGTGACGTGTCGGTGAACTCCGCTCCGAACTGCAGTCGGAAAGAAAGATTCTTCGGTTCCCCGAGCACACGACGGTAGGCTTCAGACATCGACTGGCCGGTGAAGTACTTACTCCCCGTCGCAACAAACGCCTCATCCGGGAGTGTCGGGTACTCGGCGTACATTGCCATCTCATCAGTCACCTTCTCCGCGAGGATCCAGCGATACCAGGCGAGCTGCTCATCATCCAAGTCGACCTCGTACTCGCGCTTCACGCGCTTTATCCAGTCGCGCTCCTGCTCGGTCGCCCGGCCCTTGTGCCCCCAGTACTGCTTCCACACCCGCCCGCCGCGGGGCACGCGGTAGTTCTCATTCGACCACCAAGTGATGAACACCGCGCGGATCGTCACCGACTGGCGAGCCTCCTCGTACATCTGCTGCCAGTGGTTAAACCCGTTCGCGGTCGACTCCCAGACGAAG